CTACGTCGAACTGCGCCGCGAGATCCATGTCAGCGCCATTGGGCAACAGCACAGCGATGGTGCCGCCGGTGGTCTGGGTCGTGGTGATCAGGCCAGACATGACCTTGGCAGTCGTCAGCGTAGCGGCCGTGTTCTGCGTGGTCGGCGTGGCTTGGTAGTTGGAGCCGAACACCACGGGGGCGACACCGACCTGATACGCCACTTCGGCAGCGCCCGCGTTGATGACCAAGGTCGCGCCAGAAGCATACGGCCCGAGGACCGTGTAGCCGCTGAACGTCGACTCCAGATCGTTCTGGGTCGGGTAGTTGGGAAAGCCAACCTGCTCGAAAACGGTGGTTTCCGTCAGGGTGTCGAGCGCGATGCTCTGGCCAGCGGTCAGCGTCAGAGTGGCGGTGCCCTGCGGCGCAACGATGGAATTGGACATGATGTGATTCCTCAGAAGTGGTTGCGACACGGGCCGGTGTTACCCGGCCCGGTAGTCATTAGGGGCCGGGGGCCGTCTGACCGAAGATCAGGATGCCGGACATCTCGGGCTGCTTGTTCACGACGCCGAACAGCGTATCGAGACGATACTTGGTCTTCATCGTGTTGATGTCGTATTCCTTTTGCATGACCAGTTCGATGCCCTGATCCGTCGAAGCACGCATCACGTGCGCGCCCGCATCCGTCGGCACAGCGTAGCGACCCGGCAGGATCTCCAGCGCGTCCTTCTGCCAGAAGCAGTTGATCGGCGCAGCGGTGTTGTTCAGGCGCGTAATGGTCGCACCAGAGGCAGGTACCACCACGCAGTTCTGGTACTGCGCTTCGGCGTCGCTGCCACCCTGGTTGCTGATGATCGGGGGCGTGATCACCGAAGTCGTGGAGGTCAGACGCTGGACGATCCGGAAGGTCTTCAGTTCGCCGGTGTCGCCCTTCGTGATGTGATGCACCGCGTTGACGCCGCTGATCGTGATGGCATCGCCAGCAGCCAGTTCCGTCGTCACCGCAGAGTGGGTGATCGTCTGGAAGCGGTTGTCGACGTTGCTCGACTCGCCAGTCGGCGCAACCGTAGTGGCCACAGGCACCCAGTAGTTGCCGGCCGCTGCGCGGGTGTCGATCGTCGGATCCGAGCCACCAGCCGCACGAATGCGGTTGGCGTAGTCGAACTTGTACGTCTGGAACCCGGCCACCGTGCCGACAAAGCCGCGACGGTAAGCTTGATCACTGATTTGGTTGCCGAACGAACGGGTCGCCGTAGCCAGATTGCCAGCCATGCCGTTGTAATCGCGGCTCGACAGCGCCAGATAGCGGTCGAACTGCTGGACGCCCTGCTCGTTCATGATCGTGTCGCACAGCGCCACATCGTCGTAGTCGCCCGCAGCCGCGAAGGTGCGAACCACCAGTGAGCCTTGCAGGGCCGCAACGTTCATGATCGCGAGGTTGATGTCCGAAGCCAGCTTCTGCTTGGCAGCATCACCGAGGCGACCCTCTTGCAGCGCGTCGCGCAGTTCCAGGGCGTTCATCGTCCACGGCACCGACTTGGAAAAGCCGAGCGTCGCGGGGACGGTCAACTGGGTGAAGTCCGTGAAGTTCAGCGTCTGGTCCATGCCGTCGAACGACTGGGCGATGTACGGCATCGGACGCCAGATGATGTTGTTCGTGCGCTCCATCATCGACCCTTCGGTACGATACATCGAGACGTTGCGCGACAGCACAAGCGCGTCGTTGAAGCCTTCGAGGATGTCCTCGAACGCTACGCGCTCTTCCTTGGAAAAAGCATTGGCCATGATGGCTCCTGAGAATGAATGAGTGAACGATTGCGGCTAGGGCCGCGCCTGCTTACTCAACCCGTTGGAGCCGGTCGGCCGCTCGTGATTTTGGACTGCCGATTTATGGCTGGCGAAACCTAGATGCGCGGATTCTATACCAGCGCATCTAGTTCCGTCAACCCTTTCCGGGAGCACTCTTTTTCTGTTGTCGATACTGGTGGACTTTCGTGTAATCCCCAGTGCGCTCAGCTTCAGAACGCAACCGCTCCAAATGCGAGTCAACGGTGCCAGATACACTCGCGTTACCGCGGACGGTTGACGGCGGAGGGGGAGGTTTACGGCCAGTGATCTTCAATTTGGTCTCCAACTTCCCGATTGCAATTGCGAATTTCACCGGATCAGCGATCTGGGCAAATTCTTTCGCTTTCGCCGGATCTTTGCCAAGTGCGTACACCACGAGAGCCGGGTTCTCAGCTCCTTGAACGATGATGCCTTGCTGAATCACATTCAGATTCTTCTGAACGGTGTCCTCAGCTTGATCATAGTCGTTGATTTTCAGAGCATCACGTGCGGACTTGTAAACCTCAAGCCGTTGAGCCCAATTACGCTTCTGAGCTTCTTCAGAACGTTTGGCTTGTTCATTCAAAGCATCGATCTGACGCTTTTGCTCGTGCCATTCGATGACGGCTGTTTCGTAACGATCAGTGTCGAAATCAAAATCTTCAAGCTTCGGCTTCGCCTTGAGAGTCGGTTGCGGTTGAGGCGCGGGTGTCTTCAACCGTTGGAGTTCAGCCTCCTGCTCCCGGATTTTCCGTTGAGCTTCGCGGTGTTGTTTCCGCAAATCTCGGACCCACTCGGGCGCTTGAGCCGTTTCTTCCTCATCGACTTGATTCAGCGGTTTGTCATCGACCAAGACAACGACATCACCCTCGTCGTCGTCCTCAGACTTTGGGGGGCGTTCTTCTGTGTTAACAGCCTCCGTGACTTCTTTAGACTCTTGGACGGGGGCTTCAATTTCTTCGACAACTTCAGTGCTCATGGTTTCTCCATCTCGGCCATTGGAGGCTGGCCGGTTGCCTGTAAAACTCATCGGTCGAGGCCGTAACTGGATTCCCCGGGTGCTCCGGTTTCGCCTGCTGTTCCACCTCCGTAGCCGCCAAAATCAGATGGCGAATATGAACTTTCCGTAGAACCATAAGGACCCTGTGGACCGAACATATCGATACCGACAGTCGAGACTGGACCGGCTGGCGTTGTCGCGGGTTGACCACCAATGATGGATTCAGCTTGGTCCATCGAAATACCGAGCGCATTGGCGACTGCCGCTATTGATGTTACGGGCGTAGCAGTCGAGACTGGGGTCAAAGCCCCCTTGACCCGCTGCCCCATCGTTTCTCCGGTCAACACTCGACCCGCGATGTATCCCAGTGGATTAGACATGAACGACAAAATATCGACCCCACGCCCCACTAGGTCAGCCACCGTCATCGGTACACCTTGACGGTCCAAAAAAGAAGTCTGTGGGTTGCTGAATGTGATCCCGCCACCTCCTGCGCCTCCCCCCGGCATTGGTTCGTATCCGCTGCTGCTGTCACCGACACTTACCGGCGCGCCGGTTTGTACAGCTGGTTCTTCGGGCGGAGTAGTGATCGTCGTGGACGAGGACGGCGGCGGCAAAGTTCCGATTCGACGAAGCTGGTCACCGATACTGCCAGTACCTACACCCGCCCCAGTAGGACCCATGCCAGCGGAACGAACGATAGCGTTCAACGCAGCGCCGAATGCCAAATCTTTGATTCTCGGATCCATGGTCATACTCCGGTTGTCATTTCGCGAATCATCTTGATCGCATCCAGATCACCCTTGTCCGCATTCAACTGAATATCGGACATGATCTGTTCGGTCTTCGCACGCTTGAGTTGCGCGTCGGCGACAGTGTTTACCACATCAGCGCGTGCCTTTTCCGCCTGCGCCACTGCCTTTTGTGCTTCAGCCTCAAGATAGATCGTGTTCGGATCCGGACGCTTGTTCTGCATCGCGAGCATCATCGCTTCGGCTTCCTTCTCGGTCGGTTTGACGACGCCGATCTCCACGAGCTTGCGTCGGAAGAACTCACGAGCTTCCTTCAACCCCTCGCCTTCCATGTTCATGATCGCCATGGCTTGCAGGACAGATTGCGTTTGCGGATCTTGAGTGATCGCGAGCATCCCAGTCAAAGCACGTACGATCGCTGCGCGCTGGCTTGTGAACGAAGGTCCGACCGTGGACACCACATCCAATTTCGCTCGGCTCAGATCATTCTCGTAAACGATTTCGCCCGTTTCTTCGTCAGTCGTTGGACGCATCAATTCGATGGAAGACAACTCTCCCTGGTCGCCGAGGCCCTTCATCTTCCGCTGAGCTTCGACGTAAATGTCTTGAGCCATGCTCAGCCACACCTCGCCTTCGCGACGTGCTGCTTTCGAGTAATTCGAGATATACAGAAACGATTGCATGTCGAGTCGTTGCTGTACCATTTCAACAGCTCGACCACTGATGTTACTGACGATGCGGTCGCCCTGTTCCTGGTTCCCGAGCATGTCCTTCAAGTCTTGCTCGGTCACTTGAAGAAGACCAGCCAAGGCCGGTGGAATTTGAGCAGACTTGGTATAAGCCACTGGTCCAGTGGCTTGCATGCTGCCGTCCGGACCCATCACCGGGTTCACCAGCAGGTACGGGTAATTTTTGAGATTATCCTCAGACCACATCACTTGATGTCCAGCGATTTGCTCGGGCGTCATGATCGGCTTTTCGACGCTCGACAGCGCGGCGATTTCGCCGAGCTTACTGCGTTGCATATTACCGAGACGCTGGGAATCCTTCGCCATGCGGACGTGACCCATGCAGCGTTCGATGTTGTCGATGAACCACCGCTTGCCGTATACTGGGATCACTGGGATGCAAGATCCTGCGATGTAACCAACATCTTCGAGGATCTTGTTAGCCGACATGATGTAAAGTCGGACCTTCTTGCGTTTGATTTGCCGACGACGGGTTTCTCGTGCTCCGATCGTTTCCAGTTCGTCGATTTGTTCGTCGGTCAGTTCCGATTCCTTGAATTTCTTCTCGGACCCGTCAATCATCTCGTAAGTGATGACGGTATCGGTCACCATCTCTACACGGTAATAACGCGCCACGTACACCACGTCGGGCGTACACCAGTCGAATTCAAATTGGTGAATTTCCTTCGGCCACGTCGCGGGGTCGTCGCCGTACTTCTCCTTGTAAGCATCGCGAGTCATGCTCGACAAAACCCAGCAGCGGGTCGCGTCCGCTTTGTCCTGTCGCTTCGCTTCCAAGTCGAAGAACACCGAAGAATCGGCGTCGTAGATCGGCTCGATTCGGATACGTTGGTACTCGTTGTCCGGATCTTCTTCGTCTTCGTAGACGGGGCGAAGTTCCCAAGCGCCGAATCCGCCGCCTACGGCTTCTTCGAATGCATTATCATACGCTTCTTCAGCGCTGCTGTCTTGTTGGTCGGCTCGGAACAGCTTGTTACATGTGTCAGCCAATTGATCGTCATGTTTACCGTCCTTGCTCATGAAGTTGACGGTAATGCGGTTGTTGCGGTATTCATTGAATATCCGCTGTACCGACAGAGCGATCTTGTTGACTTCGAACCGGGGTTTGTTGGCAAATTGCTCGCCTAATGGTCCTTCCCATTGGGCACCGGCGATCGAATAAAACCGACGATCTTGCAGACACTGGAGACGTTCGTCGCGAACGGCTGTCTGAACGTTGTCGAACTCGCGCAAAGCCTCCTGGAGGATACGGTTCTGGCGTTCGGTTTGAGAAATGCGTGGCATGATGGATCCTTATCGCCAATGATTTACTGTGGGCAACACGATGATAGAACTGCTCTGCCCCGGCTTCAACGGCGACACAATCGCCGGGAATAGTTCCGTGATGCCCCAGATCAAAGCGTCCGCACGGTTCGGTGAGCGGTCGCCAGTGTATCCATTCGTCGTGAACCCCGACAGCTCTTCTTCGAGTTCACGGAGAAAACCGACGTGGCGTACCTTGCCTTGTTCGTAGAGCGCTGATACAGGTTCGGCTCGTACGACCTTCCCCCGCGTCGCGGTAACTTGTTTATATGCGACACGGGCGTGCCTTGCGTTAGCAGCCGCACGCACCACATAGGATACCATTGCACCACCGTAATTACCTTCACCAACGCAAATATCTGCTTCGTGGCGTATATACGCGTCAACGACCACCCGGCCCCAGGTCGCAGGCCCCGCTTTCACCGTCAGATCTTCGAGTACGTACGCGTTACCATCTGTCCCAAGCCCGGTCACCATTATGCCGATCGCGTCTGACTCGCTTCCAGCGTCGTCGCCCGACCCGGAAGGGTCGACTGAAACGACCACACGCACCAAGTCCGGTATGTCGCCGTTCAACACCCTCCACGTTTCGATCAGTTGATCATTGAATAGTGCGTTCGGTGTACCATCGGTAAATTCGCCCCGCAAGAATCGTTTCTGCAAGCGCGGACTGAGGCTCCGCAGGGTGTCGATGTAGGTGCTGCTGAGGTTTTCGAGGTTGTCTTCGGGATTGATCTGGAAGGATACGTACTTTTCTGGGTCCGGTAATGGCTTTTTTGTTTCCGGATCGACTTTTTGGATGAACATCCGATATGTCCAATGGATCTTGTCCGTTGGGTTCATATCGTAGAACGCTCTTGGCGTCAAGTATTCGTTAGGTGCGATTTCCGCTTTTTGTGCAAGTCGGGTGATCGCGATTGCTTGTGAGTTGAACGGGATCTGGCTGCACTCGTTGAAGTAAATCGTTGCGTATTCTTGCCCGAGGATCTTCTCCGTCCGCTCTTTATCGTCAAGACCGCCGAACCATACTTCCGACTCATTCGGCAGCGTCACAAACCAGTCGGTCTTATTCAGCGTATACTCCACGCCTGGAAAACACAAGTCCATCACTTTCGGGAATGTATCCAGAATAATGGACGCCTTGATGTGATTGAAACGGTACCGCAAGATGGCGTGCCGCGACCGTCTTGCCTTCATCGCCCGTAATATGGTATTTCGTACGTGAAGAAACGTCTTCCCGCTTCGGCTACCACCGAACAACATGCCGTGCGTGGCTGCGCTCGCCAATATGGCGTGCGCTTCTTCTTGGCGGTTCGTTAGCTTGAATTCGGACATCAGATGCTAACGTCGTATTTACTGACCATGTTGACCTGGACCAACGTCTGCCCGGTATTTTGTGGCTTTTGTTGATACAGGCCCGTTGCTTCACCCCGCGTGCGTTCCGCCTGCAAAGCTACTTTCAACTGGCCTTGCAGTTTCGCCATGTCCCGTATTGTGGCCAACTCCATTAAATGCGTGCTGAGGCTAAATAACGTCGTATCTTCAACAACAACCGACAGCTCACGAATCCGCGCCTGGATGTTCGCCCGCTGGAGCAGTTCTTTACCTTTGCTACCGGCATAACGTACGTCATCACCGAAAGCCATTTTGTACGCCAGGGCTACGTTGCCCGAGCATTCGATCATCGCAAGACAAAAAGAGTCTTCGTCCGTTGATAACGGAACCAAAGGCAATTCTTCTGCTTCAACGACCGTTGTGACTGCTTGTACCGCCGGGGGGTCTACTAGTTCAACGATACTTTCACTCATTCTCGTAGTATACCACACTTTCGATAGTGACGGAATGTGCAGCGGAGATCGCATATGACAAGGCATATCTCGAATGTTTTCTAGCTCGGAAGAAACCTACGTTCACGTCGGCACCGCCAGGGTCGTTCGAGGGTTGCCCCCCCGATAGTACCCGCCTATCGACCTCGACTTGCCGATAGGGACGAGCTATCCGAAGGGCCGAAGCGAATAGAAGCGAACTATGGACTTAGACCGGCCGGTAGAAGCGAACTATGGAGGCGCGAAGCGAGGTCGATAGTTCCTACCTATCGACCGGCCGAAAGCGATAGAAACGCTTGCACTACAAGCGAAGCGAAGCTGTGGTATACTTAAGGTACTGGAGCAAAACGCCCAGCACTTAGCCCCTTAGGAGTTCCAGATGTCGCGCAACCCCATTACCCGTCTCCTCGCAGCGCTCACGCAAGCGAAGCTCGCCACCCTTGGCGCTCAGCGCGACCTCGTGCTTCGTGCGTCGAACGAAGCCCGTGCACTTTGCTTCGACGACTGCGCCACCACCCTCAGTCTCGTCGACGGTCTGCCCACCGACCTTGCCACCCGAATCGAACAGGCACTTTCGGACCTCGGCGTCGATCTGGCCTAAGCTAAGGGGGTCTACGGACCCCTAAGCACACGTGCTGTAGTGGCAGCACGTGAGGGGGGGATCCCCCACTCCACCCCACTCCATATCTCGAGACCCATGCGTGCTCCGTACGGGTCTCTCTGTGTCTCCGTCTACCCGTCTCACTCCTCTCCCACCCCACATATGTCTAGAGAGGTGGAGTGGGGTGGAGTGGGTATCCTCTCCGACGGAGCTACCCCACTCCTGCCGACTGGAGCCCCCCCTAGAGTGGGGGTCTGGAGCCCCCCCGTCATACGGTGTCATACGGTCTACCGCCAAGGACTCTCGATCTGGCACGTTTCTTGCTAGGGGATACCCACTCCACCCCCCCACTCCACCACCCACTCCAGTCGACAGGAGTGGGTATCCCCTCTC